GACATCTCCGTTATCATCAAGATATCTGGCACACTCGTTGTCTCCTGCTGTAGGAGGCTCCGTCGCGGTCTCATAACTACCAATTATGATTTCGCCTAAATAATTTGTGGTGTATGTTCCCGCTCCTATGTACTCTCCGGTTATTTTGTTGTATTTATAGCTTGTAGGCATAGATTTTCTCCTTATGTTTTAATTATATATTGCACATATATGTTTCTGGACCTTGTTTCGTTCCCACCCTCTGAAGATGTAGGAAAATTATAATCTTCTGGTAGTGAGCCTCCATCCCTTGCTGTGTCTACACCGCCGGTTGATGTTTTCCCTGATACATTATGTGAATGACTTTTGAATTGATCAGGTTGTTTTGTGCCAACATTATCACCTGTTGTCCCATCACCCCTATCTGTACGGCTTGCTGAATCAGGGTCATTCCCTGCGCTGTTGTCCCAACCCCTTAAAAACTCACCTCTGTAATCAGGAAGGTTGAAGGTTGATCCATCAACATTTCCATACTCTGTCCCAATAACCGCGAACAAGTCTGAATATGTAGTCCTTGAAACACTTGCACCGTTTGCCGCCAGATATCCTGTAGGAACAGTTGATGTGGTCCAAGCCATGACAGTGGCGGTCGGCACAAATGATAATATATTCTTGTTCCACGGTGACATTAACCACGCGCCAGTACCAGACTCAGCAGCGGTAGAGTATATCAACTCTACTCTTTCATTAGCGATTATCTCACCACCAATAAGAGCCGTATCGTCTGGTCTTTTAATATTTTTGACACCTATTGCTGACATATTGGCCGTTGCTGGGCCAGTGTTGGCGTTGGCCGTAACAAATGTTATCCTCATTCCATCAACATAAGTATCAGGTTGAACCAATGTTCCTGTTCTTGAAAGAACATAGGCATCCGCGACACCTGAATCAGAATAATCATGTGCTGTTTGTCCCGATATTGTTTGGGATGTTGCCAACTGGTCTGTTGTTGTTGTTAGTGTTAACCCTGCGGCGGTTATTGCTGTTTGGGTCTCATTCTTGAAAGAATTAAACTCTGTCGCAGTGTATGATGAACCTATTGTTTTGTCGGATATATTCATTAATATTACCCCTATTGTGTATATATTATTGTTACATTAGCTGGCTTTACTACATTAAAAACACATTTTACTATATCAATCCTTGCATCTGCTTGAAAAGTAATAGGAAACGTAAATGGAAACGTTGTAGCTGTTGTCCCGTTAAAAGTAACCACCATTGTAAATCTTGGGTTTGAGGGGAGAAATACGTATGGAAACATAAGGGGAAAAACAGACGCATCTGTCCCAGATTCTATTGTTACATCTAACCCTGAAAGCTCTAAGGCAAGATTCACAAAATCTGCGTTAGTAACTATTGGAACCTTGGAAAACATCCTTAGTACGCTTTCTCTTCTTTCTGAAAGTTCTGTAAGGTCAAAAATACATGAATCAGGTAGTCCAACTGACGTCTCCCAATCAGGTAACAAGTCATCACTTAGGTTGATATTAAATTCTTGTGATAGTTCATATATTTTTTCTTGAACCTCCAAAAAAACGGAAGATAAACCCCTTATTAATGAGTTTAGGATTGAACCTTTCACCCCTTTGTTAGCCCAAGCTCTACCTACTGGCATGTGGTCAACAATTATATTGGCTGATGCCTCTGTTGTTTCCGGTGGATTAAATATGTTGTTATTTGCCATTATGGAAAACTCACAGTTCCTAGGAAAGCTAATTCTCCTAGAGTAACAGCTATATCAGCACTCGGTGATGATAAGCTAAAGGATGTTAATGAAACAGCGTTCGTTGTGTCATATGTGTTTGCAATTGCTCCAAGATATGATGATTGCTTAACGTCTTCGCCTACGCTTGCGCTATCTTCGAAAAATGCTTTTAATTGCGCCTCTATAGCTGTTCTCATGCTTGCTGTGTCCGGTGAAATGCTAGCAAATGTAAAATTTGTTGTTATGGCTGTTGGAGATGCGACAACAACGTCAATATCAGCGGTATGCGCTGGCTTTGCCCCATTTGCTATAATTGCGGCTTTAGTTTCTGCAACTATTGTGGTTGATGGTAGTGGGTTGGAATCGTTATCTCTTGTGAAGTACACAAAGACTTGACCCGGTTCTGGGCCACCTGCAACCGCAGGATTTTCAGGCTCAACAACCCATACCCTTGTATTTCCATTGATTGCCAGAGCCGCTGTTTTAATTTGTGCTGGTGTGAAAACCCCTGATATTGAAGACCTTGACAGAAACAACCTTGTTCTTGCTGCTTCGTTTGACTCTTGATCTGCGCCACCAGTTAACCCATCAGGCCCGATTATTGCGCTATCATCAACCCCTGATATTGGTGTATCAATAGTTAGTGTTGAAGATGAATCTATGTTAGTTGTTGCCCCTGTTGTTGTGCATTCAAAAACAACTGATGCATATGTACCCGTGCAGGTTATGGTTCCTGTTGCAGGTGTGGTTGGCGATCCAGTAACAGTATATGTTATAGATGTGTCTGAAATCGCTGTTATTGTAAATGTCCCGTTATAATCCGAAGGTGTTGCCCCTGCTACTGTAACACTATTACCTGTTGCCAATCCATGTGAAGAAGCAAAAGTTGCAGTTGCGGTTGTGCCTGATCTTGTTAATGTTAGAACCGAAAGAACGGTGCTTGCTATGGTTGCTGCTGTTTGGTTTTGATATGTGAGTCCATTCGTCCCTGTATAATTTGTCAACACCGGCACTATGCTCCCCGCTGTTCCAGTTATTGTTACAACTCCCCTTCCGGCTGTTGGCGCTAACCTTTCAAGACCTTCATATTGTAGCCACCTGTCAAGATAATCAGATGTTGCGGTTTGCGGGAAAAGCTCTTTCTCTAAATCTCTTATTTGAAGGTTGTTTGAGTGTGCTACCGCCGCTAATGAATCAACGAATGCCCTCGCCCAACTGTTTGATATTGTTGGGTCTAATGATGGTATTTCATTAATAAGTGCGGCTCTTGCTATTTCGACAAGATTTTCAAATGTTGGATATTCCAGCGGCATTCGTGTTCCTCCACAATACGTTGTATCTTTCGACAAGATTGTCAGATATTATTATTTCAATTTGAATTTCTACCGACCTTGTACCCTTTATTACCGATGTGTTAATTTCTCTTGCTACTCCATCTTCGATGAAATGAAGCGTTGCGTCCTTTGCATATATTTTGGCGCTTGACATTGTTGACGTTGTTAGCCTTGCTTGATCTAACAACCACACCAAACTACCTATTTCACGACCTTGAACGGATGTTATTATGTTGCCAACCCACCCACGCCTTCTTGATGCTTCAGGCACTAATGAATCTGGCGCTCTCGCATCCGTGAAGAGACTAACTTCTATAGCCGTTTGTAACCCATCCACAAATGCCAATTGTTTGTCATCAATCGATAAGTCAAAAACGCCGAGACTATCTGGTGTCAACTTAACGTCTTGCATTATACCCCCGTTCCAGTTGATCCGGTACATGGAGCCGGCGTACTATCTTGTAATGTTCCTGCGCTATGTACATGAGCGTTAACACTTGCAATTGTAGATGTTGTGAGGTCTGTGGCTCCAATAGCTCCTGTTGCCGTTAGCGCCCCATTAACATTAACAACCCCGTTTAAGTTAATAGCCGGAGCCGTTATGTTTGCGGTGGTTGTAGCGTTTATATTGGTTGTTGTAGTCCCTGTTATTGTAATTGAACCATCTGCCGCCATTAATATTGTTGCTCCTGATGCTGATGTTATATCAATACTACCATCAGTTTTAATATAAATATTGCTCCCTGTCAAATAATTGACCACCGCAACCTCTCCAGAAAGCAAGTTTTTTTTTCTTAAATTGGGGTGGTCTACTATTGTAACATTGTCACTTGCATTGCCTAATAGGTTTAGGGATATGCCTAAAGAATTTGGAGGTGGATTTGAGCATAGGCCATAAGGGCTAACTATTTGTGTTGGTTGCAATGTTTTCCCTGCCCCCGTAACAACCCCTGTTCGTGTATTTTGGGTGTCGTCTACAGAGACAACAGACATGCCTTTTATTGCTGTTCTTTTTAGCTCCATCATAAACCTCTGTTAAATCTTTGGTTAGTCTTTCCACTTGTGTCTACAAGCGTTGTTGGTTCTTTAGATTTTCTTGCCTGTGTTGGGGTTGGGGTTGCTTGTACTGTGTAAGCGTCTGTAGGTGCAACTGTTATACTTGTTTGGCTTCCTGAATTTAAATCCTTTGTATAATTCACGCTCCTTATTATATATTGTCCCTGTATTCCCGCAAACTCATCAATAACTGTTACTTTTTGTCCAATATCCCAAACAACACCGCTTAATTGTGCATATCCCGCGACAACACAACTATACTCTGTTGCCCTTGCCCTTCTTATGTTTGCCATTTCTTGCGCTCTTTGTTTGCACTCAATGGTGGTCATGGGTTCTTCAGATATAATTTCGTGAAACCTTGTATTTCTAACTGAGGTGTCAATAGATGTTCCAGATATGTTCATACCAGAGGCTGAATAATCGGCATTTGGGCTTGAACCAACAGAATCTTGAGACTGGCAAGTATATTTGTAAAACATTTTATTTAATGACTTTTTAACTCTGTATGATTTAATATTGTTTTCACTGTTGTTTTTTTTGTGAATTAGTTGTGATGTTGCGGCTATTGTCCCGGGTCGAAATATGTTTAAATTGCCCGTTCCAGTTGATGTCAACATAACTTGTTTTTTTCTTGCATAACTCTGTAAAAACTCAAGGGCGTTATCACCAGACTCAGCGGCTTGCAATTCTGTAGAAGCAAATATATTGGGCTCTCCGCTCGTATCTAAAACATTAATGCTTGTGTTTCCTAATCCGCTTATAACTTTTTTGCACAGAGCTGATAATGTTATCGGCCCTTTTACTACTTTTGCGACATCAGGTACGCAAGAGTCGATTAAATCCTGAACATTGTCTCTGCCTGTGATGGTTACTGTTCTACTTATAGCACCACCATCTTGGCTTATCTCATCAACATATCCATATATCTTGGTCTCACCACCAACAATAATATTAACAAAATCACCCGCCTTCACCGGAAATTCTCCTGATTCTGTGGTTGATGTTGTAAAAGAGAATGTTCCTGCCGCATTGTCAAGGCTTCTCTGAACACTCCCAGACTCCCACTTTGTATATGGCACACCGTTGACTTGGATTTGAAAGCTCATTATGTGTCCCCTTGTAATACTGTTATGTCACCAGATAATGAAATGCCTGATTGGGTGGGGTTTAGCCCTCTTAGGATTAATGCTCTATCTGTCAGTTTTTCTGAATCAAGAAACTCTTCACTATATAGGTTATAAGCCAACCCAAATGATGCTGTATTTGCCTTTTGGCTGAATGTTACAAGGCTAAAGGCTTCCTGTTCTTTTCCCGCAAGCACAGAAAGACTTGCTCTTCTCAGGTTTTCGATCGCTTCTCGTGTACTTTGCTTTGCTTGGATAGCGGTGCTGTCTGATGTTCCTTGCAATACTATTCGGTTGTACTGGTTCTCTACTGTTTGACGAGCTTCCCTTATTTCGTCTGTTGTATTGTATGTCCCCGCCGCTAACTGTTCATACATTGCACATAATGCGCCTGTCTGGTTAATTCTGACTAACAACCTTCTGATCTCGTTCCTCTGCTTTCTTTCTTGGGTTGTCTCAGGCCAATACGGTGTGTTTGCACTTGTTTCATCTGTTGCATTTTCTGTTACAGAGCTTCCCATTACATCCCCGGATGATTCAGAGCTTAAAAGAGAACTACCATAATCGGCTAATGTGTTTAATGTTCCTATAGTACCACTGGTTCCGTATCCCAATGAGACCAACTGCCAGAATCCGGGGTCATCTGTTGTTCCCTGCAACAATGCTAACGCTAATTTTTCGTTATCACCTATTAGTTGTGTAGCTCTTGCTGCAATACTATTAACCTTTGCAACTATGGCTTGCAGAGTTGCTATATCAATTTGCGATGTAATACTCTCAACCACAGAGTTAACAGAATCTTTTAGGTCTGAAACGGCGGTAATAATATTGTCCAAGAAACTTGGCTCTGCAAATTCGAGTTCAAGTTCATCTTGAAACGCCAACCTTGAATCGTCCCCAGCTATAAAAACCTCTTGGATTGTGGTCGCCTCTGGTGATGCAACACCAACGTTCGAAGGTTTCCCAAGAGCAAATTCAAGAGTGAAACTTATTTCACCAATGGTTTTTTGGTTGCTATTCTTAGAATATGGGAGAGCGTAAACAACCTCGCTACCAAACTGAGGCAAAACAAGCAATCCAGAGCCTTTTTCCCGCAACGCTCTCTCTAATGCTGTAGCACGATCAAGAAAATTATCCCCCGTTACATAAGCATTAATTTTAAATGTTGATGGTAACTCACCCAAATCCTCAACGTATCTTAAAGGGCTATCAGGATATTCATGAAGGGCTATTTTTCGCCCTGATGCTGGTAACGATTCAGAAG